CAGGTAGTCCCGCCATTCATCGTGCCGACGACGGGAGTTGAAGCTGATCACAGCACGCCGTCGATGCTTGTCTATGATTGGCACGGAATAGCCGCTGCGTTGGATGCCAAAGGCCTCGGCGGCGTCCATTACCTCGTCGTAAAAAGCATCACCCGCCAAGCTGTCCCAGTCAAAGGATGCCGTCCGGCTGATCCCGGCCCGTATGACCGGATCCTTGTCGACATATCGTCGAAGAACATATTCTCCGATCCATTCCAGAGGATAGGTCGTTCGAACGTAAGGGCTGTCCACGCCATCTGCGAGAGTCTGCGTCAAATGATAGGTTACATGGTCCAGATCGTAAGTCGCTCGAACGTCGTTTATAATTCGCTCAACATTCTGCGCATCGGAAATTCTACTGACTAAGGCTTCGAAAATTGGCGGTTGATCAAAACGAGGCATAACACCTCCAGCGCTAAAGAATTTATTAGGTTCTGATTTAGCGCATCGTTGAGAATCGAGAAAGCCATTGCTGATCCGAATGATCCGTCATCACGAAAAGGCCCTCAGTTCTACCTAGCGAGGAAAATATCTTGCGGAAAAATGTCGTAGACGATGCTTCTCAGCATCGTCTGATGCGCGTGCCACGACCATGCGGCCTTCTATTTAATTCCTGTTCGCCTTCGCGAGATCCTGGCGATAGACCGCCAGCACCAGCTCGAAATGCTGCCGCTTCTCTCGCTGCTTCGGTGTTTCCATCGCTTCGTGCGTGACGATTTCTATGGCCTGCGGATCGAAGCCGTTTCGTTTTACTTCTTTCATGAGCTTGGCAATATCGTCTTCGATCAGCTTTCGCTCCTGGATAAGACGATCCACCCCGGTGGGGTTTTCTCGACGTGCCTCCTTAATGTGGTCGGTGACCATAGCCCGCTCCTTCCAGAGCGCCGTCAGCACGCCAACATAACCCGCTAGCACACTCGTTTCGCGTTCCATTTCCGGAAAATTCGGAGCATTCACGACGTTTTTATGGATTTCATTTGCAATCATTTTATATCTCCATTCGTGTACATAATTAATACTTAAGATGCCCTGCTGAGAAATCAATATCGCGTACATGAAATAATCGGACTTGACAGAAAAAAATGTACATGAAATCCCGTCACCCATGGGACGCAAGAAGCTTTGGTCAGAAAACGTAAACTTGACTTTGCCCGAAGGGGCAAAGGCAAAGATGGACGCCTTGCTGGAGGACGGCGAAGACCGCCTTGATTTGATCCGAACTGCGATTGATCGAGAGCTTAAGCGTCGCTCAAAAGCCCGTAAGACACATTCGGAATGAATTTCGAACGAGGCACAATAATGCCTAGGCTGGCCTGTCTTAGAAGGTAACGGACTCAAAACAGTGACCCCTGCTTATCGTCCTTGGTTGGCGGCTGTCGTCCTGCCCTGGCGCGATGATCGATCACGGTCGAGCGGGCAACGCCCAGGATCGCCGCCACTTCATTCAACGACAGACCCTCGGCGTTCAGCCTAGCAATTGCATCAGCGCGTTGACGCTTGGAGCCATTCAGAACGGGTGGGATAAGCAACTTCTGGCTGCCGAAATGTTCCGCTAGCGCACTGGCCGGCTCAAGCCCGATCAGCTCGGCGAGCCAATGACCTTCGGCGATGGTGTTGGGGATGTAGATCAGCCGGCAGGCCTTCTCGCGTCCGAGAATGACGGCTGCCTTTTCGCCGGCAATGCCGGCGATGCGGTTGAGTAGCGGCGTCATCCAGGGGCGATCGGCACCGGCGCCGTCGGGGCGGGCGTCAGCCATGATCCAAGGTCTTTCGCCAGGACTTGCCGGACATCGGCCTTTGCGGCAGCATGGGCCGGTGCCGGAGGTTTTCGTCATGCGCCGTCTCATCCTTTTCGCCATGCTGTTTTCCGCTTCTCCGGCTGCCGCGGCCGGCTCCGACCTGGCGGCGGCCGTCGCCGGCATGCTGGCGGCAGAGCAGCAGTGCAGCGGCATCGCCCTCGACCATGTGCGCATCGACCGTCTCGTCGCGGCCGAGACGGCCAGGGATCGCAGCTTCGAATATTGCGTCCGCGACGGCTGTCTGAAGGGTGCCGTGGCGCTGCTGCGGGCGCTGCCGGCCGACGAGAAGGCCGGCGCCTGCGCCAGCTGGACGAAGATTATCGGCGATGCCGGCTTCATGCTGCGCCACTAGCCTTTCTCCCGAATTCGCTCGCCGAAAAAGTTCATGACGGTAATCCATCGTGCCGCCGTCATGCTTTCGCCGGACACGCCGGCCGATGCCTGCGGCGAGGCAAGGATCTCCGAGACGGCCGGCCAGAATCCATCCAGGCCTTCGGGATGCAGCCTTGCCCATTGCGCCCGGGCGATCTTGTAGCCCGGCTCGCGGCGATAGGCCGGCATGAAGCGGTTTTCCCGCCAGTCGACCCCGCCGTCGCGTTGCAGCCAGGATTTCAACGCCTCAATTACCTTGGCGGCATCGTCGGCGTGGTGCAGGAAGCGCTCGCGTTCGAGCCCGGTCTGGCGTCGGACGAAAATCTCCAGCGCGCTGTCGTCGCGATTTTTGACCAGGCCGAGATTGTAGGCGGCGATCCACAGGGCTTGCAGCTTGCGGGCATAGCGGCCGGAGAGGTTTCGACGGCCGTCCCGCCGCCTGCCGGCAGGCCGCAGGCCGAGGCGGCGCAGCTCGGCCAGCACCGCCTCGCGCTCGACCGCCGACATCGCCGTCAGCCCGTCCTTGCCGGTGATCCGGCCATAGAGTTGACGCCGGGCGGGCTCGTCGATGCCGAGCTGGGCGAGGCCGGCATGTATGGCGGAGACGATCGTGCCCATGGTCTCACGCCTTGGCAAGGTCGATGGTGATCGCCTGCCACTCGGCCTCGAGCGTGGCGCGGCGGTAGAAGCGCACATATTCCTTCGAGCCGGTGACCCTTATGGCGTTCCTAATCGCCTCCATCGCGCTCTGCCAGCGCGGATCCAAAATCTCCAGCTTCAGCAGCATGAAGACGTCGGAACGGTTGACCTGGCCTTCCTTGTCGGTGTTGAAGGCGCGCATGACGATCGACTGGATTTCCGGCCGGCTGTCGGCCGACCATTCGGTCAGGCATTCGTCGATCAGGCTCTTGGCGATCTGCAGCTCCGGGCCGAAGGCGATCAGATCGGAGACCTGCACCTGCACCTTCATTAGCCCGTCATAGGTCTGGTAGGTGCGGTTGCCCTTCTTGCCGCCGATTTTCGCGCCGTATTGCTCGGCAAGGATGGCATCGAGCGCGGCGAGATCGGCGGCCGTGTGGCCGCGAAAACGGCCGATCTGGGCGTTCAGCCGTTCGGCAAAGTCGATGCATTAGCGCACCGTCTGGTCTTCCAGCTTGTGCTGCGCCTTGACGTTGCCGATCGGGTCGAGACCGCCCTTGGCATTGACCATGAATTCCCGGCCGTGCATCACGACGATACCCTCTGCCGGCCGCTCCTCAAGGATCGCTGCTCTATCCGTCATTTCTCCATCCTTTCAATGGTGGTTTCGAGGCTCTTCAAGGCGTCAGCAAAGGCCCTGCGGGCGTTGATCATGCCGCTGCCGGAAAAGGTGGCTTCGTGCAGTGCCTGCCAGCAGCGCAGGACGGCGCGGCCGGTCCGTTTCAGCTCGGCATCGGCCGGCCGCTGCGCCAGCACGTAACGGATCTCGGCGGCCGCCGGCGGTTCCGGCGGCTGTGCCAGAAGGCCGGCCAGCTCGGCTTCGTAATGCAGCACGCCCATCGCCAGCGCCCTGACCTCGTCCAGCGACGGTGCTAGGGTGCCGAGCGGCGTCGACAGAAGGCAATAGGCCGTCTCGGTCGGATCGATGTCGCGATAGGCGAAGCCGTCGATGCTTCCGCGCCTGGCCAGCGCCAGCAGCGCATCGGCGAGATTGTTGTAGTCGGCCGAAAGCGCCGGGTCGGAGGCGATCGCCGTCTCGATCTTGGCGATGCCGTAGAGCACCGAGGTATGGTCGTAGCCACCCATGATCCGGCCGATCTGCGCCACCGGCCGGGAGGTCAGGTGCTTGGCCAGCGTCCAGCCCATATGGCGCGGCCGGACAGTGGCGCGCTCCCGCCGGTGCGAATAGAGGTCGTTGAGCTTGATGCCGTAGGCACGGCAGACACCCTCGGCAATCAGCCGGCAGGAGATGGTCATCGTTCATTTCCTCCCCTGAAATCGGAAAAATCGACGACATTGTCGTCGCGGTAACCGGCCAGCCGCTCGCGGGCGGCCGAGGCGATTTGCTCGACCTCGGCGCCGATCGCCCGGTTGGCCTCGATCAGCCGATGCACGGCAAGCTCCTCCTCCTGGCTGCGGGCGAGCCGGGTAAACAGCAGCAGGCGGCCGCGCAATCCCTGAACCTCGCTTCCGGTCAGCCGGGCGCCGCTTGATTCAAAGGGTTGAAATTCGGCGCTAAGCCTTTGCAGTTCCTCACTGAGATTTACCGTGGAGTTCATGCCAGGTCCTCCACGTCGCGGTTTTTCCAGGCCGCCTCGATATGAGCGCGCGCGAGTTTTTCGCCGGCGCCGACGGCAATCATCGTCGCCAGCTTCATGGTTTCCGAGATCTGCCCGAGCGCGCCGCCCTTCATGCCGATGCCGGTCAGAAGCCGGATGCTGTCCTCGTCGGTGACGCCCCAGGCGGCGATGTAGGTGGCGACGTCCTCGCGGCGCGGCTTGTCGCGCTGCAGCCGCTTGGCGATGCGCCGCTTCAGTTGGTCGTTGGAGGGACCGGAGGAGTTGTCGCGCAGCCGCTTGTAGATCTCGTTGTTGCCGACCAGCGCCAGGCCGCATTCGTAGACGTCGGTAAAATGCCTGAGCTGGTTGATCGCCTCGTCCGACAGGTTTTGGGCCTCGTCGATGATCAGAAGCGTGCCGGAGCCGATGCGCTGCAGCCGTTCGCCGATCGACCGCGTCAGCTTGGCCGGATTGTTTTCGCGCACGCCGAGCGATTCCGCGAGGTCGATCAGGGTGGCATGCGCCGTGCGCGTGTGCGGGCTGACGGTCATCAGATAGACATGCGGCCGCGTATCGCGGAAATGCCGGCAGGCGACGGTCTTGCCGTTGCCCGAGGCGATGGTGACCATCACCATGCAGGCGGCGATCTGCGCATAGGCAAGCGTCTGGATGATCTCGCCTGCCATCAGCGTATGCAGGAAGGCGGGCGCCGACGGCACCATGGCGGCCAGCCCCGACTGTTCCTCGACCGCATCGAGCCATTGTTCGACCAGCCTGTTGGTGCTGTCGAGCCGGCCCTCGTATTTGCCGGAAAACCACAGGGAAAAGGTGGTGTCCGGCATACCGATACGGCGGGCCACCTCGCTTTTCGTCCAGCCATTGCCGGTCACGACAGGCATCAGCCGGTCGATCAGCGCATGCCAGAGGATAATGTCGTCTTCCGATCGGTTGCCGGCCTGTTTCGGCCCGCTGATGGCCCGCTCCCAGGACGGGGCGGCGGGTTTTGCCTGAACGTTGGTCAGGTTTGAATTCATGATGAGGTTCCCGTGTCTAGGTTTCTTGGTTGGTGGAACCGTACGCTCTACGTTTCGGCGGCGATCCGGAGCGCGTCGTGGGCGAGCCGCCACCGCCGCGGGATGGGGCTGCGGCATCGGCTGCGGGGAATGCCAGGATCGACGAGCCCGCGGGGCCCGCGAGGCCCGCGGGGCTGGCGACACCAGCGCCGATCCGGGCCATGGCCCGCCCGAAACTGTCTTCCGCCTGGTCGCGCGAGATCGCCGGCGCCGAAGGGGCGGCCGGGGTCACCAGCCGCGTCACCTTCGGCCGCATCGGCTCGGGCCGGGCAGGGGTCGGTTCGCCGTGCTGCAGGATGTCGGCCAGGCTTGCCGCCGACAGCGCCCGGTGCGCATCGCGTTCGGCGATGACGGCCTTCTGGAACTCGCGGCGGCGCCTGGCATGCTGGCGGGCGGCATCGACGTCGTTGAAGCCGGTATCGGCGATGCAGGGCGCCTCGCAGATCAGCACGTCGGCGGCGGTATAGACCAGCACCTTCCCGTGCAGGGCGTCCGGATCGAAACGGATGACGACTTTCCGGCCGGCATGCTGGTTGAGTTCGCGCGACCAGTAGCGGTTGCCCTGGAAATGGATCTCGCCGCTGCCCTTCTGGGCACGGACGGCCTCGGAGGCGAGCAGCCACAGGGAACGCTGGGCCGGGCTGGCGGCCTTGACGATGGTGCCGGGCGCATCGAAGCTGGTGCGAAAGGTCTCGTCGAACGAGCGGCCGGCGCAATTGGCCGCCGTCCGGCCGGTCTGGGCGTTGTGGCCGGCGATTTCGCGGGCGACATGATCGCGGAAAATGTCGATGTCGATCGCCCGCGAGCCGTAGTTTTCCGGCTTGGCGTCAGGACGGTTGCCGGTATAGGCGCCGGCGCAGAGCGGGTGCTTGGCGATCGATTCCGTCAGGTCGAGAAAGGCGCGCTCGATCGGCTTCGACTGGCCGGAATAGGGCGTGGTGAAATGGGTGGTGACGCCGAGCGTCGTCAGCAGGCCGCAGGGGTCTTCGTCGCGCACCCTGAAGCGGAAACGGTTGGCAGTGCCGCCGGTGATCCATTTGGAGGCGAAGGAGCGGCCGTTGTCGAGATAGATATCCTCGAAGATGCCGTAGGTTTCGACGACGTCGCCGATCACGAGCCGCACCGTCTCCCGGTTTTCGCTGTCGGACAGGCGCCAGGCGACGATCTTGCCGGAATAGAGATCCTGGATGGCCACCAGGAACATGCGGACCGGCAGCGCCGACCAGGGCGCGTGCACGAAGACATCGATCTTGTGGCCGTCCATGTTGACCATCTGCAGCGCGTGCAGATGGGCACGGCTGCGGCGCTGGGCCGGATAGAGGCCCTTGGCGCGGTCGCCACCCTTGCGCGACAGCGTCTGGACCGCCTTCGGCACCTCGGCTTCCAGCCGCCGGCGCAAGGCGCGCTCCGCCGGGATGGGCGCCCAGCCGTGCTTCTCCGCCGCCTTCAGCAGCCGTCGGTAGCAGGGCGAAAATTTCGGCGCCTCGGGCCGGAGATAGTCGGAGGTGAGAAATTCGAAGGCGCGCGGGTCGCAGTCGGATCGCACGGCGCTGGCGGCAAAGGACGGCGCCAGCGCCGCCAGCCAGTCCTCGCGGTCAATGCCTTCGGTAAGCTCGATCCAGTTGTAGACGGTGCGCTCGGAGACATCCGCCAGGCGGGCCGCGACCAGCACCGCCGCCGTCTGGCTGACGCCGGCGGCCATAGCCCGGGCAACCGTGTCGAGCGCCGCCAACCGGCTGCCGCAGGCGGCCTTATGGTCCTTTGAAAGCCTTTGAAACCGTTGCCAAAGCATGGTCTTGCGGGCGATCGAGGCGCTGCGATCGTCGTTCGCAGGTGCCTGGTGGATCAGCCGCAGCCGCAGCTGGGCCGCCGCCGGCAGCAACGACAGGTGATATTCCCAGACCGGCTTGGTGCGGCCGGCGGAGCGTCGGGCACCGTCGGCGCTGTCACGCCAGCCCTTGGCCCGGACGAAATTATCGAGGCTCTTTTCGCTGCGCGGCAGCTCCGGCAGGTTGGCGGCAAACAGATCGGCCACGCTGAACCACTCCTTCAAGACAACCTCCAGAGGAGTGCGACAACCAGCAGTAGAGCGACCGCGACAGCGATCGCCACCCGCAGGCGGTGAGGCATCACGGCGATCAGGACAGCGACGATCAGCGCCAGTTGCAGCCCGGAGAGCAGCATCGCAGGATGGAGGCTGATGGCGTCGACGATGGAAAAGAGCAGGTCGATCATCGCCCGCCCTTTCTGTTTTCGACGAAGGCGCGCAGATCGGCCTCGCAGGTCTTGATCCATCGCAATGTCGCGAGCGCCGCCTGCAGGTGATCCTGCTGCAATTGCCCCGCGCCGGATCGCGGCGGGAATGTCTTGCCTTCGGCCGCCGCCTGGACTGCGGCGATCTGGCTGATCAATGAGATTTTAGCGGTCATCTGCGCCCCCGTTTGATGATGATCGGCGTCGATCTGAGCGCCCGCAGCTCGGTCTGGATGCCTCGCGCCTCCTGCTGCAGGCGGGCGATCTCGGCCAGCCGCGCCTCGTCGCCCTCCAGCAGGGTCAGGCCGTCCTCGGCGACGACAAGGTCCCACAGCCAGACGGCGCCTGTCGCCCGCACGAAGGCCTTGAAACGCAACAGCGATATGTCGTGACTGAGCTTGCTTTCGGCCGTGTAGCTGTCGAGCGTCGTCTTCGAGACCTGCGCCAGCGCCAGATATTGCGCCATCCTGGCGGCAATGATCTCGCGGCTGTGCGGGCATTCGCGGATCGCCTGGGCCATGGCGCGTTTCAGCCGGCCGCGGAACCGGTCGATGTCGATCGTCGTGGTCGCCGCCCGCACCGGAAAAAGCGGTTCGGCCCAGAAATCCAGTTGGTCGGGATGTCTTGCCATCACGCGGCCTCCGCCGTTCTCGAAAGCAGGCCGGCATGGTCGGCAAATTTTTGCCGCGTGTCGTCGCTGGCCGCCTGCCAGGCCGTCACCAGCCGCGAGAAGATCGCCGCCTGGTCGCGCTGCTGCAGCGACAGTTTCGGCGGCGGATCGACCAGCGCCAAAGCCTTTGCCGGATCCGGCTGGTCTTTCAGCGCCACCGCCAACTGCCGCTGCTTTTTCGGCTCCATCTTGACGAAGGAGAGCAGTTTTTGCTGGTTGTCAGCCAGCGGACTGCCCTGCAGCGCGGCCCGCAGGTCGGGATGCAGGTCGCGGCTGATGCGGCCTAGGTATTGCGCCGCCCGCTTCGAAAAGCCGAGCCTTGCGGCAACGTAGTCGGAGAAATTCGACACGCCTTCGCCGGTCAATAGCGCAAACCTTGCGCCATTTTCCGGCCGGCCGACCTCGACCTTGCCGTAGCGCTTCTCGAACAGGTCGCGATAGCCCTGGACGAAAAAGGCGCGGTCGAGCACCGACAGGTCGTGCCGGTGCAGGGTCTCGACGATTTCCAGCATCTGCGCCTCGGCGCCCGACGCCTTGACGACAAGGGCGTCGAGATGGGTGAGGGCGGCGGTGCTGGCGCCGACGCAGCGATGCCCGCCGATGACCAGCGTGAACGGCCTTGCCGCTGCCGGCGTCCGACGGACGATGATCGGTTGCAACTGGCCGTGTTCCTTCAGCGAGGCGCCGATGACGGCGGCGGCAGCCGGATCGATCGGCCGGCGGCGCGGGCCGATCAGGATGGTGTCGAGGGCAAGGCGTTGATAGTCGGGCATCACGCCACCTCCGCGTCCGGAGACGCCTGGAACAGCACCAGCGCATGGGCGCGGGCCGCCAGTTTGCGATAATGGGCGGCAAAGCGCGGCTCTTGCATGCGCCCGGAGACGGTCCGCAGCGCCCGGTTGATCGCCTCGCGCGACCGCTCCTCGGTCTCGACGACGCGGCGCTTGGGCCAGCGGAACTCGACGATCATCAGATGCATGGCGATCTGGCGGGCGAGCGCCGCATCGAACCACTCATGCGGTGGATCGACGATGTCGCGCACCGACAGATGCGGAAAACCCTCGCGGACCGCGGCAAGGCAGGCATGCAGATGCTGTTCGTAGAGGACATTGTGATGCGAAAGGTTGGAGGTCATTGGCTCACCTGGGCGACGAGTGAGAGGAGCGCGGCCACAAGGCCGGCGACGGCGATGGCGAAGATCATGGCGAGGTCGGCGATCCGGCAAATCTGCGAGCGCGAGGGCAGGAATGGCTGCTTCATGGCAATATCCCGTCGCCGTTTTGGCGTTGCGACAGGGCCGCCGCAGGCACATAATTCTCGCGGGGTTGCGGCCTTTTTCGAAGACCGGAGACGTGATAGCGCGTCCGCCACAGGCTCTGTGGCTGGGTACCGAGAGCTTCGGCAATGGCCTTTTCCCCGGCGATGTGCGGCTTCTTCAGGGTGTTGCCGGCGGTGCCGCGCGGCAGATGGAAACGCCGGTCGATCTCGAGCAGCGTCAGGCCGTTGAGGTAGAGCGCCGCCTTGATCGCGGCGGTTTCCTCCAGACGCGGATCCTGCGACATCTTGTGAGCCTGAGCGGTGCCGTGCATAGTCGTTCCTGCGTCGGAAGAGGGGACCTGCGAGTCCCCTTTTCCAGCATCCGTTGTTCGATATTTATAGAAAGGATAGCGAAAAATCGCCACTAAACAAGCGGAATATCGCTGTGGTGGCGGAAATCCGCTACAACTATGACGACATTAGGAAATCGGATCAAGGAAGCTGCCGAGCACGTCGGCGGGCTGAACAAGCTTGCTGTCGAGTTGAGCGTTCCGCGCCGGACGCTGGGCGATTGGATCGCCGAGCGATCGGAACCCAAGGTAAGCGCCGTGGCGTCGATATCGGTGCTCACCGGCGTCAACCTTCGCTGGCTGATACTCGGCCTGGGGCCGAAATTCGCCGATGCGGCGCAAGACCGCGTTGGCCCGAAAGGCGAGACCGAGCTTGCGAGCGTCGGTCCGATCGACGCCGCTGTTTTCGTCGAAATCGACAAGGCCATTCGGGAGGGCTACGCGAAGCACGGCGGCCGCGCCTCGTCGAAGGATTTCGCCTCGCTGTCCGTCACCTGGTACAACGAAGTGATCGCCTCTGGCGTCGATCTGTCGGACGGCCAGGAAATCAGTTCGTGGCTTTACGTCAAGGCCAAGGGCCTGCTGCGGGACCTGGAGGCGCGTCGCGTCGGCCAATCCGGTTCGAGCAAATACCCGGCATCATAG